ATGAAATAAGAGACCTCACGGGCCTGTCTGAACATAGCATCAGTGCTATTAAGGCGGACACGCAGGGGTTATCGGATAAAGACTGGAAAAGCAACATGGCTAACATATTAAAGTCTGCGGGCCTCAAAGGTGCGGGTAGGCTTAATAACGAGATAGAAAACATTCACCCTAATTTTTTGCCTACCGCATTAGGCATTATCATCGACAAGATAGCCATTTTACAAGACCAGCCGACAGCGGTAGTTGAACACCGCATCCAGAGAATTTCGCAGGATGACATAAATAAGATGTTAAAAGGCGATGAAGCCATCGTAATTGATGTGCCGTCCAATAATTCAGTTGACCACCCCACCCCGTAAAAGTTAATGTCTGGTTCGTTATGAACCATGTTAAATTCTCTGGGCTATGGATGCCCAAAGAAGTGTTTGAGACCTCCTCTCTGACACTTATGGAGAAGGTGTGCTTCTCGCTAATCGACTCGCTCGATGGCGATGAGGGATGCTTTGCGTCCAATGCGTATCTGCAAAATGTCTTGGATTTAGAGAAGAGACAGTTGCAGAATATCTTGTCTAAACTCATTGAGCGTGGGCTTGTCCTGCGTCAATATACTGAGGTGGGCCGCAGAATCATGCGGACAGTGCAATCCAATGCACTTAGGGATGCACTACAATGCACTCCCCCCATGCAATCCATTGCACCTCCCCCATGCAATCCATTGCACCCATATATAACAGAAGATAATAAAGATGATAATAAAAGAATAAAGGGGCTTGTTGAATGGCCTGATTATCCTTTTGAATCTGAGGAATTCCACAAGGCGTGGCATTCGTGGGTAGATTATCGTAAGGAAATCAAGAAGAAACTCACTCATTCTACTGTTGAGCGAGTCTTTGTTGAGATGAAGAAGTGGGGAGAATCCAAGGCTATCATCTCTATTGACACTTCTATTAAGAACGGCTGGCAGGGATTGTTTGAGCCCGCCAGAACTGAGTCTGGTAAAACCCTAACCAAGAGCGACCACCAAAATGGCTTCTAAATGTATTCACTGCAAGGGCGATGCTATGCCTGTGTGGAACACGGCTGTCAATAGGTTTGATACTTCTATCAAGACCTGCAAGCCATGCTCTGAGACCAATACCCACTGGGACTACCCGTTTAACTACAAGGAGATTTTTGACCGCAAGAATCTCAAGTTCTACGACAAGCACCCTGAGTATCCTATCGGTTTCCACAACACAGATAGGTCTAGGAGCCCGTTGTTTAACAAAGCCGAGTCATGGGAGCCTCAGGACGACAAGTGCGGCCTAATCCTTCACGGGGAGACTGGCACTGGCAAGAGCCGAGCCGCTTGGCTGACCTATAATAAACTGTGGATGCGTCATTACCCAGACCGATGTCTGTTTCTCCAGATGCGTAAATTTGAAGGACTGATTGAGAAGGGCTTTGATGACCGAGACCACGGCAAGGTTCTTGACATTCTTATCTCCTGCCCCGTTTTGGTATTGGACGACTTGGGCAAGGAACGCCTTACACAGCGTCTAGAGACAGACCTTTTTGCGGTATTGGATGAGCGAACCAGCAATCTGAGGACTACAATAATTACCACGAATTATACTGGGGACAAACTTGTTGACAGATTTCAGAACAAGGAAACAGGGGTAGCCCTAGTGCGAAGATTGCGTGACTATTTCGTTGCCATCTCTGCTTGATTAATTACCAAAACCCATCAATATTCCGACTGAGGAATGCTACGGCATTGCTTGGTTCATAATGAAAAAACCGAAAGGTTTCTGACGCAGGTGGGGTGGTTCCCTCTGCGTTAGTTTTTTTCCACTTGACCACCCCACCCCCTTTAGTTTATAACTTTCCCCGAACCTACCATGAGTGATTATAATATCCCAGAGAATTCTTACGACAAGATTTCCGAACTGCATAAGAGTCTGATTAAGGCTCTTGCTGAAACCAAAGACATCCATTGGGATGCCAAGAATCCGTTTCATAAAAATAAATATGCTACCCTTTCGGCACATTTGTCTGAACTTAAACCGATTTTTGCCAAGCACAGTTTAGGCATTCTCCAGATGCCTTACTCCGATGCTGGCTTCGATAACCATACTACCATCGGCATCAAGACGCTCATCATTCACGCCAACGGCGAGAGCATTGAGTCTCGACTTACCTTTCCTGTCACTCCTGAAACCAGCGGTCAACAGGCTGGTGCATTACTAACTTATTTGAGACGCTATTGTTTGGCAATGGTAGCAGGTGTCGCAACAGAGGATGACGATGCAGAAGCAGACCGAGTTTCCCGCCCTACCTCCGCCACTACGGGCCAATCCCGAAGTGGTGCGGTGGCCCCGCAAAGAAAGTCAGAGCCCGTAGAAGATTTCGTTCCTTCTCAGCCCTCTGCAACCATCTCAACATCGGCAGATATCGACCCGCAGATGCCAGTCCCATTTGGCAACAATAAGGGAACTCCTATTGGCGAACTCCAAGGCAAAGACCTTGAGTATTGGGCTACCAAGTGGGAGCCACGCCCATGGGAAAAAACAGGCCGTGTCAGCCCTAAGGACGCTAAGTTGAAAGCCACTGCCCTTGCTCTCTACGAAAACGCTAACGGCTCTACCCCTACGGAAACCTCTGATGAAGTTCCTTTCTAAACTTACGCTAATGATGTTTCCCCTATTCGCTTCCGCTAAACCTATGCCTAATGCTAACTTCGAACTCATTCAGGATTTCCTGCCCAGACTCGCCGCAATCGAGTCTAGCGGGAACCCGAATGCGGTTGGTGACAAAGGAAAAAGTCTTGGAATGTATCAGATATCAAATGATGCTTGGCGGGATGGCACTGATTGGGTTCGTCTTAATGTCCCTGACTATCTTAGTATATTCTTTGACCCTCTTGGTAAAAACTACAAGAAGGAATGTATGGACGCAGACAAGGCTAAGTGGATTGCCACTTTTTACCTAATGTATCTTGCTGACCGCATGCACAAGAACAAGTATCCCGTAAATATGAAGACGCTGTATATGGCATACAACTGCGGATACTCAAAGGCCCAATCCTTCAACTTCGACATGACCCATTTTGCTATCTCCGATAAGAGACGAGCAATTTTCATCAGGGCGGCTACCATTATTGATGCCGATTTGACCACCCCACCCCGTAAGAAGTAAAACATTGTATGACCATGAACCAAGCCATATTCAAAAACGCAGTCCTCCAATTAGACCAAAAGGACACATCCTACAGACAGGCGGAAGGAATTTCGCAGTCTGAACTCAAGCCCATGCTTGTTTCCCCAGCCCACTACAAACAGGCCAAGGAAGAACCCACCGAAGAAACCGATGCTATGCGTCTTGGCACAGCCACGCACCTAGCCGCATTTCAACTTCAACATTTCCACGATGAAGTAGTTATGGCCCCTAAGTTTGACAAGCGAACTAAGGACGGCAAAGAGGGCTGGCAACGCTTCCAGCATGAGAACGCTGGCAAGTTGTGCCTAAGCGAAGACGATTATGCCAAGTGCATTGGCATGGCTGAAGCCGTCCGTAGCATTCCCCTGTTTAGCACCATGATGCAATATGGTAGCCCTGAAGCCAGCATCTATGCCGATTATGACGCTGTTACTAAAGTCAAGGGCCGAGTTGATTGGCTTAACGACCAAGCCAATTTTGTTATAGACCTCAAAACGCTGGGCAAAGAAGCCAACGAATATAATATTAAGAATGTCATTAAGGACAGAGGTTACGATTTTCAGGCCGCATATTACATGCAACTGCTTAACGCCCTCTACCCCGAAAAGGTCTTCAGATTTATTTTTGTTTTTGTAGAATCCGCCGCACCGCATGGTGTCCGATTTGTAGAAATCAGCCCTCTTCGATTGCTTGACAAAGTCAATGACATTGAAGCATGTCTTCGTCAACTATCCGCCGCTAAAGCGTCTGGTGTATGGACTGGTTATAAATCCGAAATCGTTGTCCTTGACATCTAACATTTCCCCGACCATGAAAATGACAGGACTTGACGCATACAAATTTGCGTTAGCCAGAGGTTTGTCTGGCAAAGAGGCATCATACGAGTATGGTATTAAACATTACACTTATCATGCCTCACTTAATTCAGAAATCCTTCATGTCGAAGCAATCATTGGCTCTAAAGCCCCGTCCATTCAGCCTACCGCTGGAGTCGGAAGATGATGACGATGAACCAGAAACATTTGAAGAACTATTATGGCTATAATCTATGGCAAACAAATTAAAAGGAATCGAATTGTTACGGCAAAAGGGAGGGCGAGCAATAGGCTCTAAAAGATATGCCTCGTTTACCTATGAAGAAATTGAAGAAATCATCCGTGAAGTTGACAAACTCAAACCAAGGCCGCACAGGTCGGTCCCAATCTACGACAAACCCAAAGCAAAAGTGGACTAGGTTTGTATTTTTTTCCGATAATCACGGAAACATGGAAGACACTTTATGCACTGACGCATTGGTAGCCTTTATGGAACGATTTTCCCCCGACTATCGCATACATGGCGGAGACGGATTCGACATCAAGGCTCTCCGTAAGGGGGCAGACGGCAAAGATGTTAACGATTCTTTGGAAGAAGACATTCGCATGGGTGTAGAATTTATCAAACGAACCAAACCCAATGTTTATTTATTTGGAAACCATGAAGACAGGCTCTTTAAAACTATGGAGTCTAGTGGTAGTGGCATCATCAGGGACTATTGCAAGGAGATTATTGACTATATTGTATCAACTCTAAAGGATGTTAAATGCAAAGTAATCAAACCCTACCACGCAGAAGACGGCACATTTAGACTTGGCCCTGTGGTTTTTTGCCATGGCTACTCAGCCAATCAGAACAGCGTCAAGGAGCATGCTATGCACTACGCCCCTAGCGGTGGAGCCTGTGTCATCGGACACCTTCATACTATTATGCAAGCCAACGCCAAGCGTCACAAGGGAGTAGTAGGCTTCTGTGCTGGCTGGCTTGGGAAGCAGAGGACTGCTGGCTATGCAAAGAACCATTTAAACTCATCTACATGGGGCAATGGCTGGTGTTACGGATGGGTAAAAGGCAAGGACTGGAAGATACTTCAAGCCCATAAGGTCGGAGGTCGATGGGTAGCCCCTATTGATTTTGACATTGAGTAATAACATAAAACGATATACGGGGAAAACGGAAGGCACAGTCCTTGGAAGTCCACACTGGGAAAACCCAGAGGGCGAATGGGTCAAATGGGAAGATTACGCTACCCTTATGACCGAAGTTGAAGTGCTTAAGGGCAAAGTTCTTTACTGGAGGATTGAAGCCGAGTGCGACCACGGACGCTGGCTAAGAGTGCTAAAAAATTTAGAAGAACTACGAGCATCGTCCCTTGTAACTATAGATACCGAGAACGCCCGCCTCCAAGACGAGGTCGAGCGACTTCAAAACCTATGTGATTTTTTAGAGGGAAGGAACTCGCAATGAGTTCTGGATACAAACAAAACACGACTAATGATTTACGAATTTAGAAACCCAATGCCAGTTGAAACTCCGCTTGGCTATGGCATGCTACTTTATGTCAGGGATGGCGGGACATTTTCAAACGATGTGTTTGCTATAGTCATTGATAAAGACGGCATCATCAGACACATGACTTCAGACCAATTTAAATTTGTTTGTAATGACACATTTGGAATTCGCAAAGCCTAATGCAAGATAGGTTTGCAACAAACAACTGCTCCAGATGCCATACCGAATACATCTCAGACTGGAAACTAGCAGAAACAAGGACAGTAGATGTGTTCAACCTAATTTATATATATCATGAATACGAATCAATCTGTAAATACTGCGGCAAGCAACATCTTCTTGAAGAACGAGAAGGTGGTAAATCAGCCAAGCAAAATACTAAACGAAAGAAAAAGTAACTCTTCTGTTGTCTCCGCTGGCTTGTCTATTGGGGTCAGCCCTGCGGTGATAGAATTATTTCTTCCCGCAATGATAGAAGCAACCAAAACCATCAATGAACAAAATAAAACTAAAAGAAATTGAGAAAGCCTTCTTGAAGGTAACTTCTCTTAAACGGACTCCAGATGAAGTCCCTAATGGTTGGTGGACTTCTGGCGATTACCTTAAATTAAAAAACATCAGTCAAGCAACCGCCAACAAACATATTAAGTTTCTTTTACAGAAGGGTCTTGTTCGGAGTCAAAAGTTTTTAATTCTTTGCGAGGATAAGATACTTCATCATGTTCCGCATTATCAGTTGATTGACAGTAACGCCTAACCTGCCTCTCGACATGGAAAAGTTTCCAAAGTCCAAACCCAAGGGAGCCCACAAATGCAATTGCAATTGTCCATTTAAACCACGGAGCCTCCACGACATCCTGTATAACAAGTGGTGCGGAAATAATTCCTATGCCACAGGCTAAAACCAATCCGCCTTCCTTCATCCCCCGTCCGACCCACATGCCAGCAACAGCAAGTGCAACACCAGCAAAGGTAAGTATTGAACCAAGCCATATACAGGCATTCCTGATGTCTTCATAGGCTTTGGCTTTAGAAAGGGACTCAATTTGAGCATCGGCTACCACTACGGAAGTCCATGCTTCATTAAGTTCCTCTTCTAGTTTCTTAATTTTCTCTGCTTCCTTGTCTAGTTTCTTGACATCTCCAATGCTCGCCGCCCAGTTGTTTATTTGTTCTTGGGTGGGCCTTTTAACAGCGTTGAGGCGGTCAATAGTAATTCCAATAACCCTGTCACTAGGCTGACCATTCTTCCCAGAAATGACTGAGAGTGCCGCTGACGCTTCGCTTGCCTCCGTCTCAATGTGGTCGATATACGCTTCCTTTTTTTCATTGATAGGTGCTACGGGAGGCAGTGGCTTATACTCAGGTTCGGGTGCTGTGGCACATCCGACAAGAAGCAAGGCAAGCAGTATTACTTTTTCCATAGTTTGTTAAGAAGAGTATAGAAGGTCTTCTCAAAGATGTCAGGAGCAATCGCTCCACTGATGGAGAACAAAATTGACTTGTATAGCGGGTCAATGTTAGAGCCATGAAGGGCAAAATACATTAGCACCCCAACGATACCGCCAGCAACTATCTTTTTAACCCACACGACAACAGGCTGACGCTCATCAGTCAGTATCATCCTAGCCATCATGCCAAGAGCCCCAAGAAGGGCAACCAACCAGCCGCCAGACTTGAAATCGGAGGCGGCTCTTGTGAGGTCTGGGTCTGGAGGGATGCTCATCGTTTAAAGTAGTGCTTGAAGATTGCGTCACAAGCCTGTTGTTCGTTATCCCACACGGACATCAGTGTCTTGGCTGGGCTAAACAGCCTCCACTTGCTAGGGCCAGTCTGGACGATAGCGTAGTTAGCCGCATTGACATATATATTCCCGTCAGCCTGTCCACCATTGCCCACGGCGTATTTATTCGTATGGGTTCGGAAGGTTGATAGCATCTTATACATCGCAATGTCTCCAGCAGACGGGTTGAAGTTGTTGGGAAAGCCAATCTCCGCATTGGGGCTCGAAAGCCTTCCAGCGGGCAATCTGGGGGCTCCAGTGCTATTCTTGAGGCCAATAGCGGATGGCGTAATGACCACCTGAGCGACAGCGTCAGGGTTAGCACCAGCACCAGCGTTAGCGGCGGCGGCAAACTGTTCGTTGGCCTTGGCTACTTCGGCGGCTAAAGCCTGTCTGTCAAGAAGCACCTGTTTGATAATGTCAACTAAGGTTGCCTTGTCTCCAAGTTTTTCAACGACTTTCTCAAC